ATATCCCCAAATCATCACGAGAATAATATGAAATTTTATAAAACTATTTTGGTTTTAGGCCTCGTTGTCGGCGATTACAGCGTTTCGGGTTGTGACCTCCGCACACAGCAGGAATTTGAAAAAATTTGCCTGTCGGGTGGGCACACTCAAGCCAGTTGCGACTGTATTTACCAACGGCTCGAACAAGTGTATTCACCTCAGCTTATGCAACGTCTAGAACATGTCAGTTTGCAAAGTCCTGCTCTCCCACAGGACTTTGCCCCTACTTTTTTTAGTGTGATGCGGCGGTGCGATAAAAACGACATGGGCTAAGTGTTTGGCTTAGCTCCCTTATCTCTGTGTCGCAATGGTGGATGACTTTAAATCAGCGCAAAAAATTAAAGTTCTGTTGTGGCACGGGGGCCTTGGGGGGAAATGATTTCATTACTTCCTTTTCTAAAGATTAGTTCCTACCATTTGTCTTGAAGTATCTATGTTAATCAAAAAATTTAGTCTATTCTTTTTACATAGAAAGAATGCTCAAAAAAATTAATCAGTTGATTTAAAAAAAATTGTTCATCTAAAATTTAGTATTTCTAAGCGAGCCATTCCTATGTCAATTGAAGATTTCTTTATAAAAGATTCTCCCTCTAAGAGATATCTTTTAATGAGCTTAGCCCTATTCATGTCAATAATGGCTTTAATTGCTTACTTTAAGGGAAAGTTGGGATTTGAATATATATTTTCCCTTACTGTAGGGTACGCCTTAATATTTTTTATTTTAAAAAATGCAGCATTACCACTTTTTCCCCCACTTACGGAAAAAAGTAGTGATGCAAATGCTATGGCTAGAACAACCATAGCAATTGTTTATATCCTTGCTTTGATAGCTCTAACTATTTCTTATTCTTTATAATTAATTACTCTTCAATTTTCTTGCTTCGCTCTACAGTAATATATTCATTTGGAATTACTAACTGCTTTTCAATATCTTTCAGCTTATAAGAAACTAAAGTGCTTTTACCAATGCCTTGAAATAACACTTTAACATCTTTAAAAATAAAGGTTTTATACTGACTCAGTTCCTTAGTTGTTGTTCTTGGCAATTCAATTAAATTTGCATACGGTTCTTTAATATATAAGGTTGCCTTTTCTATTCGTACCCCAGTATTTTGCATAGTGTAATTTAGGAATGCTTTACCAACATCACCAATAAGGATAAGGGGCACAAGTGGAGTCAAGCTAATAAAAAAAGCTATTTCTAAGCTATCTCTAATATGCGTTTCTAATCTCTTTAATTTTTTTCTTGCGAATGCTTTAAGATTTTCACTAGCATCAGGATCATCAACAATATCTGCTAGATTTTCAAATTTTATATTAAATTCTTTAATCTTCTGCCGATTCATGTAAAAAGGATAATACGCAAAGGCGATAAAAAATACGGTAATTCCTATGTATAAATTGACTTTCCAATGCAATAAAAATATGCCGTGAATAACGTATAAAAGATAAAGAGAGCCAATTAACGTAATAATATTAATTTTTGGAAAAGGAAGTTTTTTCCCAATTCTAATATGAGGTGGTAAATACTTATCAACCCAGCTTAAGACAAGATAGGTCACTGGAGCTAAGGATGTGCCAAAGAAAAATAGCATAAACCCTAATACAGCGTAAGCAATAGAGAACGCAGCAAAAATCAGTAGAAAAATAAGTGTATCACCAAAGCTAATTTCCGACGGGATATAGCCAATTGTTAAAAGATAAGCAACTAAGCACAACACCCCTATTGCAACTATCGCTTTAGTCATTGTCAGTGCAACTTCATGCCACTGCCCCAGATTATTTACACATCTCGTTATCAAGTCGTTCATTTGATCTAACCAAATTTTATAAATTATTTAGAAAGAGATAATTACCTTTTTCATAAACCGCTCCCCAGCGGAGTAATCGTCTTTTGAAATTTCCCCAAATTTCAGAGTATGTCCCCACATACTATTCAGTAATGTCACAAAAAACTTATACGTTTTCAGGCCATGTATTTTAGCTTGTATTGCACTAGTTTCTACTTTAAACCCATACAAAATTAAAGTTCTATTGTGATATAACTGCTTGAAAAGAATAAATGGAACAAATACTTAAAGTATATTATGGAAATTTATTTCTCAAATTTACAGATATTAAGCATTTCAAAAGTAATTAATAATTCTACAAACTTTCATAATTACAAATAGATAAAAATAAAAAAATCATACCAAGCTGGTCTAAATAGCAGAAAAAAGGTCATATTCTTGAGGATTTTTTAGTCCATCACAAAAAAACATTACTTCTTTAGCTTTAATTCTATGATAAGCGCTATAATTTAAATCATAATCAGTCATTTGATAATTTTTATAAATCTCTTTTATCTCATCACAATTATCATAAGAAACGATCCATTTAGATTTAATTTTATCTAAAGCTTCTCTTATTTTGACATGATCCTCATGAACATAGAAATTTCGATAAAGGCCTTGCCCTTTTACATAATAAGGAGGATCTAAGTAAACTAATGAATTATCAGGTAAAAATTCATCAACTTTCTGGATCAGCATCAAAGCATCTTCATTATAAACGTGAATTCGGGAGGCATTTGCTCCAACTTTTTCAATACGTTTACTTAGATTTGCTTTATTAAATCTAGCATCAAGGGTGTAATTACCATCTTGCTTCTTCCCTCCAATTACACCACCTTTAAGGATACCTGACCTATTTGTCCTATTCAGAAAAAATGCTGCAAAACCTTTAAGTAAATGATCGGTACAAGACCAATCATTTAAGATATATTTCTGTTTATGCCATTCATCAATAGTTATTGGTGAATCATGAAGTAATTTCAAAAAATCATCAGTATGTTCAGTTATAGATTTCCAGAAACTATATACAGCTATATCAATATCATTGATATGTATATCTGAAACGAATCCACTATAAAGTAAATCAAGTGCAACACCCGCCCCACCTGCATAAGGCTCAAGATAATGACCACCTTTTAATCCATTAAAGTTAAAAATAGATTTCACAACAGGAGCAAATTTTCCCTTTCCTCCTGGGTATCTTAAAGGCGTAAAAAAGGTATCAACACTCATTACTTAACAACTAGATCTTTTATGCAATTCTATCATCTATACACGCCTTTAAACACTTAGATATTTACTTAATTTTTAAGAAGTCTTTTATACTATCTTTCATAGTAGGATGATTGGTACTTATCACGTATAAAAGAGTTTTCTTAAAATCTTCCTGAAAAGTATTATATTTCTCAGGATTATAATCAATCATGACTCTGAAAGGATTATCACTAATCTTTCCTTTGATTAGAGATTGAATAATTTCATTTTTATAGAAATTTTTAAATTTTTCTCTCGCTTTCCCTCCTGACTCACTACTCGAAGCTCTTTTCTCTAAAATGATAGTTTCTAAGTCATAATTTTCCGTAGGAGTTTGGTCAAGATTAAAAAATTCCAATATTGGAGAGGCTATTCTTAAAAATACTGGTTTAGAAAAGCTAATTTTATTATTTTTCCAATACATATCATCGGCAGGTAATCTATAAAGAAAATCAAATAAGAGTTGATCTGGAGGTAGGGTTCCTGGAAGACAAAGAGTGTTTTTGAATTTATTTCCTTCTTTCTCGTCCCCATCAAAAATAATAATGCTATTTCTTGAAAATTCAGCAACATTTCTTTTTATCAAATCCATATAACTTTTACATCCAAGAGTAATTTCTTTCATTGGATCGATAATTTTATTAATATTTCTTTCTCTAATAAGAGCTTTAAAGAATTCATAAGCCTCATCATCTTCATAATAAATGTTTGTTTTAGGTATTTTTTTTTCTACATCAAATTGAATTGTATCAATAAACAAATCTGCATAAATTTTATCCCAAGAATAATTTTCAGCTACTTCAACACCTCCATAAGTATCAGTTAAGTAAATAGTTTTATTATTAGATTTATCATATTTAGATTTTTCAAAAATATTTTGAATTACTATCGGAGAATGAGTTGTAAAAATTATCTGTAAATTCAATCTCTTAGCAAAACTTTCTAGAATTTTTATTAATTCTACTTGTGCAGCTGGAAATAAGCCTGCATCAATTTCATCAATCAGGAGAATTCCACCATGATAATCAACATATTCTTCTTTTAATTTTTGAAATGAAAAAAGAGCCATTAAGATTTGACCAGTATTATCCTCTCCAACCGAAACAGACTCATGATCATAATTATTTCCATGAACTACAGCAGATTCGATTGTACCAGTCGTTTTTGATACAGTAGTTCCACTAATTTTCCCTAACAAGCGATTATTAGTGATAGTGAACTCTCTAGAAATTCTTGTAAAATATTCTACCTCTTCTGAATTAAGACTATATTTACTTCTCTCCGCAATTGGCATTAATCTTTTTAAACTTAGATAAATAAGAGGATGAGTAACGTTTCTGCTCGAGTTGTCCTCAGCATCAACTTTTAAATTATCTCTTACAACTGGTCTTGATTGAGGCCTATCTTCAGAACCATAAAGACGTAATTTTAAATCTGGAATTATTTTTTTAAAATATGCATCAAAGATTTCAAACTCTACATCCATAGTACCAGGTAAGTCATAAGTTTTTGAAAATCTAAAATGTTCTCTAAAACTCGATTTAAAATTCTTACCAGCCAATGTCTTAAAATTAATATCACTACCATCAAAATGATTTTTATCAAAATTAAAAATTTGCGCAATCATTCCTAAAATTGTTGATTTTGAAGTACCATTTTTTCCACAAATAACTGTTAATCTATCGCCAAGATTTATCTCAATATTCTTTAATCCACGAAAATGATTAACTTTTATTTTTTTCAATTGAGTTATATTTGAAGTCATAGTGCAATATTAGAGTTACAAACCTAACACAATGTAACAAACAGTAATTAAAAATGGAATACTAAACACCTTAGTCAATATATAACTATTCGTCTTAGTCACCAATTATTTAATAAGTATTTCTAATTATTATAGCTAATAGCTAATTTTTTTTAATTAATTCTTTGATTTAAATTATTTAGATTGGGTCTTTAAAATGCTTACAACTATACCCTGTAAAAGCTTGAAGTAATAAATTTTAATTATCAATAATTAAGCTGAATCAAGAATGGTTAAATTTAAGGAATTAAAAAAGGCTTAAACCTCTTAGATTTAAGCCTTTCCGCTTTATACGACATGATATTCACTTATATAAAGCTTATGTATTTGGTGGAGATGGCGGGAGTTGAACAAAAATCCTAAATAATTGATTTTATAATTGCTTTTTCGGCATATAACATGCTGGTATAACTCATGTATAACATTTAATTTTGATTAAGTATGATTAACAACAGTTTCTTTTTTGTTCAAGTCCGACTATAGGAGTTGAACTCATTTTGAAAAATTCTAGGCTCTTCCCACTTTTATTTTAGCTTACTATAAAGGTCAATATAAAAATTATGATAGAAACGCGTTCTCTTTCTCTTAATTTTAGGGCTTACAACTGAGCTGTATGTAACCGAAGTTTCCTCTATTTCTTCCTCAATTAATCCTACAACTTCTAAATCTTTGAAGTCACTAACTAAAAGATTTTCAAATTCCCAATATTTGTTGTAATCAGTGGCATCTTTTGGCAATCCTTCACAAGGTATGGATTGTCCGCGGAGCCTTTCAGGATACTGCAAGTCATTATTAATTACTTCAAAAATATGTGCATCAATTTTTTTTATTAAATTTATATACTTATTAAATTGGCTTTTATCATACTTACCCTGTAAATAGTTTTGAAAGTTAATGGCTAACAAATTTGCTTGCTTTTCTATGTATGTACTTTCTAAAATTTTAAATAATTCAATTCCTAGTCGATTGTTATCTGGATTTTTGCTAAAAAAATCTTTCACTTCCCCTTCATCTAAATCGATTGTCTCAATAAATGTTTTAATTTGCATTAGATACAGTGCATCATTACATTGACTTACATGATCTTTAATTTCATAAAAGGAATTCTTTACAGCTGAACCTAGCCCTAAAGTTACGGAGTCCACCACTGCCAATCCACAATTTTTAGCTATAACTTCCAATAAATTCATTTTAACATTTCTTCCCAAAAGGCAAATTATATTAATATCTTATTCAAAAAATATTCAGTGTAATTTTCTATTGAAAACTCGATACATAATTATATAAAACCTTTTCTCTAAAATTGTCATTCTAAAACTAAATAATAAGGAAATAATCATGTGCGCTAATTATGAGCCAATTTCAAAAGACCGGGTACATCTATTGGATCTCTTAGAACCTACCTTCGACTATAAGAATGATGTTTATCCGGGTTACGACTGCCCTCTTATATTTTCGAATGATGGCCACATTGAATGGCGGCAAGTAAAGTTCGGCATGATCCCACCTTGGAACCATGATTTAAAATTTTCAAAGTACACATACAATGCCCGCACTGAGACGGTAGATAAAAAGCCTAGCTTTCGACATGCGTGGGCTAAAAGTAAGTTTGCACTAATTCCAGTCGAAAAGATCTATGAACCGAGATATGTGAATGGTAAAGCGGAAAGATGGGGAATTTATCGAGAGGATGGCTTACCTTTTACAGTAGCTGCTATTTATGATTCGACTGTGATTGATGGGCAGCAAGTAAGATCAATGTCAATGCTAACTATTAATGCAGATAATCACCCTTTTATGTCACAGTTTCATAAGCCAGAAGATGAAAAGCGGTCTATTATCGTTATTCCTGACGAGTATCGAGAAGATTGGCTGAATTGCAAAAAAGAAGATGCAGATCAATTTTTCTTTGAAATGCCCTTAGGTGAATTTACTGCAGACTACTTCCCAAAACCAAAAAAAAGTGCAAATTAGCACCGTTGAATTTCCGACCAAATGCACTAACTAACGCGACAAGTAATGACTAGTCATTATTTATGCACAATTTTTTTAATTTGAATTTAAACCAAGCTCTAGCATATCATCTTGATTATGTAACGAAATCAAGGAGTAACTATGAGCATTATCCCCAATTCCATTATCGAAATTAAACCACATCTCAATGCTGGCAAGGTATTGAGTGAGGTTGAATCCATAAAATTAGTTTCACCTACTACTTTTTTTTCAATACCTTTAGCTATAGAAAAAGTTTCAGCTGGTTTTCCCTCTCCTGCTCAAGATTATGTTGATCGAACTCTCGACATGAATGAGCACCTAATTAAAAATGAAGAAGCAACATTTATTGTTAGAGTGGCATCACTTTCGATGCTTAACGCTGGCATTGATATTGATGATGAGTTGATTGTTGATCGTAGTCTTGATGCTAAACACAACGATATTGTTGTTGCACTTATAGATAATGATTTTACTGTTAAACGCTTAATGATTGATGAAAATGAGCGTTGGTTAAAAGCTGAAAACCCAGATTATGATGATATTCATCTTCATGACGGGCAAGAACTAATAATTTGGGGTGTAGTTACTTATATTCTAAAAAATACAAGAAAAAAATCATGAGACATGAAGATAAAGTCTTTTTTCTCATAGATGTAAATAACATGTACGTCTCATGTGAACGAGTCTTTAATCCAAGTTTAAACAATAAACCAGTCATCGTTTTGTCAAATAACGATGGATGTGCCGTTGCGCGCAGCAATGAAGCAAAAAATTTAAATATAAAAATGGGGGTGCCATTATTCCAGATCAGAGACATAGTAAAAAAACACAATGTTATTGTTCTCTCTAGCAATTATGAACTTTACGCTGAAATGTCGCGCAGATTTCATAAGATTCTTGCATCGTATGTAACTGATGAAGAAGTTGAGAAATATTCAATAGATGAGTGTTTTGTTGATTTTTCAGCTTATGAAAAAAATTTTGACCTAGAAAAGGTCGCTCAGGATATGCGCCTAAAAATATGGAAATGGATTGGTTTGCCCGTGTGCGTAGGTATTGGTCGCAGCAAGACGGAGGCAAAGATATCCAATCATATAGCTAAGAAAAATCAAGGCTTTAACGGCGTTTGCGATCTCGTAAACATGGATCCGTGCAATAAAGAATATTACTTTGCTCAAATAGATGTGAGTGAAGTCTGGGGGGTCGGCCGTAAACATGCAAAAAAGTTGCAAAGCATGGGAATTAATACAGTGCTTGATCTAGCTTGTGCTGAACCACGTGAAATGCAAAAACGCTTTTCTATTGTTATGGCTCGTACTATTAACGAGCTACAAGGCATCTCTTGCCTAGAAATTGAAGACACTCCGCCATCTAAAAAGCAAATTATTAAGTCATGTTCTTTTGGTGCGAAAGTTACCGAACTTATTGACCTACAAGAAGCAATAGCCATGCATGCACAAGAAGCATGTAAGAGATTGAGAGATGATGAATCATTATGCGGCTGTCTTATTGTTTTTGTTCAATCAAGTCCTTTTGATGAAAATGTACCGTTTTATAACAAGTCAATAACCGGCTCATTTTCACAACCAACAGATTGTGCGTTAGATTTCGTAAAAGCTGCAACAAAAATGCTATCTCACATTTTTAAAGAAGGTATTAAGTATAAGAAGTGCGGTGTGATACTAACTGGGCTAGAACCCAAAACAGGTCACACTTATGACCTGCTCACAGATTTCGAAGCTATAGAAAAGAAAGAACAATTGATGAAAACACTAGAGAACGTACACACAAAATTCGGAAAGAAAAAACTCGGTATAAGTTCGTGTTATGTACCAGGTCGCAACTGGTCAATGTCACGAGACAAATTAACTAAGAATCCATTTAAATGGGATGAACTACCTTTAATAACTAAATGAGCAATTTTTTGCTCACTTTCGAAGGATTTTATCAATTTTGAGCAATTTTTTGCTCATTTTTCTATCAAAAACTTAAATGAAATTTCCATTTATTCGACTAGATTAATATTTATGATTATCTAAAATAAGCTAACCTCAGAAATACTCAAAGTTATGAATCAAAAAATTAAAGTTTTATTAATAGATACTATTGGTTGGATTACTTCCATTTGTATCATATTTTTCTTTTTCACTCTTTGGTTATATTCCTACAATCAAATTGATAACCCATTAAAAGAAGCTTGGTCCCTAATGGTAAGCATACTTTCAGCTTTAGCTACTATTGGGGCAGCAATAATTGCAGCTAGTTTATTTAATGATTGGAGAGATTCTCAAACAGGCTTAAATAGATCTGAACTTGCTAGAAATACACAAACATCTTTATATAAACTTGTAAGTTATCTTGATTATTATCATAAGTATGTAATGACACAAAAACATTTATGGAACTCAAAAAACTTCCCAGAGATTAGTAAAAATTTAATCGATCAGGCAGAAAAAATACCTAACGAATGTGAAGAAAGAAGAAGTATATTTCGCAATGAATGCGAAGAGCTCTATAAACAATTTCTGATCGATTTAAAGATTTATGAAAAGACCTTCGACTCCGATCTTAATCTAGATTTAGATCGAATCCGACATTACAGAGGATGTATTGGAGGAATGCTAAGAGACCTATCACAATCAAAATCAGCTTTTGAATTAAATGCAATGACAAATCATCTAAAGAATTCCGAAAAACTATTTAATAAAGAAATACTTGATATAGTAACTTCTGAAATGTCTCAATATATTAATTTAAAAGTAAAATAGTATTTTTATAAATACTAAGCTTTAAAAATCCTCAATTGAGGATTTTTTTTATTACTTTTACCCAAATATAGGCTTTGTTGCATAAAGCCTTTGAAGGTAAAGTTTTCCTAAGTTGCTAAAATTTAGGTTACAACTTGGGTATGAGGTCTGCCTAATTCTGTAAATTTATTTAATACGGCTACACGTGCATGGATCTCATTCACTTGGCTGTCAAAATTCCTTGAGTAGAGTTTATCGCCTAATAATTTGATGCAATGCATCTTGGTTTCGACCAAACTTCGCCGATGATAACCAGACCACTTTTTCCAAAGGGCTCTTCCTAGACGGAGGTCGATAAAATCACGGATAAGCGAAAACGTGAGCTTCTTCAAATGAATATATATATGATTTTGAATGACTATGATAAAGCGCATGCTTTAAATGATAAGCAGCTTGCACAGAAACCAAATGACACAGCACGACTTACATTTAGATGTCAGTTACTTTCACTACAAGGGAAAGAAGCCACTTCGATTAATAGGTGCTATGACTATGTGGCAGAGGTTCTAAAAGTAGAGCTGAACAAACCAGAAAATAAGAAGGACCCAAATTATAAGCAAGCTGAATTTTCATACTTACTTGTAAAGTATAAAGCTGGGCACCTTGAATACAAAGAGAAAATGAGGAAATTCATTGATAGTACAAATGATGAAGCTCTAAAAGCCTCTTTACAAACTGTCTACGATGCAGAAATAAATAATTAATTAAAAAGCCCTGAATATTCAGGGCTTTTTTTAAAGTGCTTTAACGCAAATAGATACGTTTACATTGCTATTGATTGTATGTGCCGTACAGCCACATAAAAGAAAGCTTAGTAATAGTAACTTCATTATGCTTCAGTAACTCTAATTGCTGTCACGCCACTTAATTGCGGTAAGTTGTAACGTTTGCTAGCTGGTTGAGTTGTACGACCATACCATCTGAATTCTTGAAAGTCAGAGTCATTATAAAGTGCATAACAAACTTTATTAGACTGATTGCCTCCAAGGCATACTAACTTTCCAGACTTTTTGTCACGGCCAACTACAAAACAAACATGCCCACCACCCTTTCGAGTTTTAATAGCTACACAACCGTAAGCGGGTTTAGCTAATTTTGTACCATAATTCACATAATCCAATGCACGGTACCAATGCTTAGGATAAGCAATTCCAGCTGATTTCAAGCAATGTGCAACGAAGGTCCCACACCAAGCCGTTTCATCGTCAGCCCACCAAGCCTTTAGCTCCGAGAGCCATTTTAAAATAGTTGGGTTATGCTGTTTACCAGGTATTTCTTGAAGGCCAAGATGCTTTTTTGCTTCTGCAATCCAAGCTAATTCATCAGGCTTTGTTGGTGTTGGGATATTCAATAAAGAATTGATCCCTACTAACTGGCCTGTTAATTGCGGGCCATTAAGTCGTGGTTGAGAAATTTTCTTTCCAATCCATGACAGAACAAGCATCAAAGTACCAGTAACAAATGCATGATATTTTTCAGGAATAACTTCATAATCAACACCCCATTGTAGTGCTGGCAATAAAATTAGCATGATGAATGCACCTACGGCGGGTAACTTAACAGATAGATACTGCCAAGCATTGTTTTCAATTAACTTCATTCATCTTTCCTCTTTCGTAAATTATCTTGCTCTAGAGCTTCTAAAGCTTTGATTCGTAATTCGCTTTCTTTTTCACGTAATTCACTTTCTTTACGTTCTCTGCGGTCACGTCTCCACTGAAAAATGAAACTTATGAATAGGCCAACAACAGCCACTATTGCACCTGTATAGCTCAACCAATTAATTGAAGTTAAAGAACCAAATGCGCTTGCTAAACCACTCCAGAAGGTAGTTTTATTAGCAAAAGTTGTGACTGTGACTTCAATTGCCTGATGATCAGACATGACCTATTCCCCACGTTTCATTTGGAGCTATTTTTGCAAGTGTTATTGTTCTAAATAGAGTATGGTTCCAAATACAAAGCACGAAAAAAGTCTAAATTAATCAGACTTTTCTACATGAAAACTATCGGCCTCTACTTGCTAGGGCATTTAATCCCTTAATGACTTCTTGACCTAATTTTAAGAATACGTTATGACGTTCAATTTCATTTTCTAAATACTTCTTGCGGTTTTCCCATGCTGATGAATTGAAGTAAGTACTTTCAAAACTCAAAGGCATTTTTAATGCATCCGATAAAGGCATTGGGCAGTTTTCAGAAATACTACTTGCTGTCTCAAGCAAAAGATCGGTCCAACTCTTTGATGATTCCTGTAAAGATGGAAGCGGTGCGAAATCGTGCAGGCGCGTCATCTGCACCTCTTTCCACTAAAATACCGTGGTTATCAACGCTTAACCGTAAATGAGTAAATAACTCATTGTTTAAATTATTAAAGTCTTGATAGCACAAATCAAAATCACTAGCTGGCATTTTCTTAATGAAATCTAGCCGCTGCTTAAATTGTTCTTCAAATAATTGAGGATTTGTTCTATCCGGCAATAAAGCTAAGTGCTCATGATTAGAATAACTCAACTGAAAAGCCATCATGCAGGCAATCCATTCAGCGACATTCTTACAATTTGCCTCTAAGAACTCCACTTCCATTCCAATAAGCTGTCTAACTGTAATTCCATTTTGAGTAGTTTCAGTTTTCCAATTATTTTCTGATTGAAGGAAAACTTTAGACCAGTCTGTGTTCACCTCCAACATAGTATTACTTTGTTTTTCAAGATACTTCAGCAGCAGTAAATATCGTTCTTGAATAGTTAAAACCAAAGGATCAAACACACTATCTAAAGCTGATTTAAGAAAAGCTGTAAGTCTTTTTTCATTTAAATTCGGCGCAATGATTGAAATTTTAAGACACTGCTCAAAACTCAATTCTTGCATTTGAAAAGTATTATCGCCTACATACACTGGATCAAAAGTAATCATTAGTTGCCTCCATACAATGAATAAATGTCTTTTGAATCCCATGCAGTTCGACTCATCAAACTTATATTCACGGCCAAACTTAACCGGTTACCTTTCTCATCAATTGGCGCAACAATTGGTGCAGAAACACTTTCAATAATGAAAGGTTTATAAGTTTTGCCGTGAGTTGTCAGAGACACAAAGGGTGGGATTACACCTGAAAACAACCCTTCTAAAGTTGAGTTTGAGTCATTAACCACATTCTGAAGTGTAGAATCAGAAGATAAAGAAACTGGAAGACTCCAAGCCTCTAATTGCATGATCCTGTCTTCAACTTCTGTTTTCGCATCACTAAAGGCAACGAAGAAAATAGAAAGGTTGAGCCGTACTGAAGAAGTAGATAGGAATACTTGAGTTGTATTCACTTTAGTTAGATTGGTACGCCCTTCAACGCTCTGCATAGCATCTTGAACCCCAAGTTTTGATAAAACTTGAGCTATAGGATTACTTTGCATCTGTTCAGCGACTTGTGATAGCTGACCTGATTGTAAGCCTGCCATGAGCATAGGCATTTTTAGCTCAGGATTACTATTCTCAAATGGAGTTTGCCATTGGCTCTCAATGCTTTTATCACCGTCCGTTAATAAGGCTCTAATCACTGGCGAGCCAGCAATAGGATTCCCCTCTTTGTCACATAGAGAAAACTCTGCGTATTTGTGCTTTGAAATAGAACCATAGAATGGATCTGATTCATTACTTGGTAAATTAGTTTTTGCTGTATTTACAGCTGGTGCATAAGCTAAAGCTTTGGACATAAAAAAGCCCTACTCATTGAATAGGACCATTATTTACAAATATGAAAGTTTAAAAATTAGTTAGTTCCAACTCTACAAAAAATATTTTTAGTTTTCGATATCTTTATCATCACATTCAAGCCAAAAGACATCTTCAAACTTCTCGCATACACCAGCTTTTTTGAGTTCAGTGTAGATTAAAAAAGCCGTTTCAATTGTGATATTTTTTCCTTTTTCTGCGTCACTTATCTTCTTTCCCAGTACATGGTTATTTGAAATAAATCCGCATTGTTTCGCTAACTGATACGCCGTCATGCCGGCCTTATCTCGTAAGGCAATAATATTATTCTTAATCATCTCAATTCTCTAAAAAAGATAATTAATCATAACACAATAAGATTGCATTCTTTTTATATTTTAATTTATTTTAATATTGCATTATTTAAATACACTATATATAGTTATTCACAACAGGCTCTAAACCTGAAACAACAAAGCCCTTGCAGGCTACCAACCAAATGCAAGGGCTTCTATCAACAACCACGAAAGGATATTGATATGTCTAATTTATCATACATACCACAAGTTGTACCATTTCATGATGCAGAACTTATGATTATTGAACATCATGGGCAGCCTTATACACCAATGAAACCTATCGTTGAAGCTATGGGGCTAGATTGGAAAAGCCAGTTTGTTAAATTAAAAGATCGTTTCAGTGCAACTATGGTGGAAATCACCACAGTTGCCAATGATGGGAAAAGTCGCTTAATGACTTGCTTACCTGTCCGAAAATTAGCTGCATGGCTTTACTCAATCCACGCCAACAAAGTCCGGCCTGAACTTCGCGAAACAGTCATCATGTATCAACAAGAATGTGATGATGTGCTTTGGGATTACTGGACAAAAGGACAGGCAATAAACAAACGTCTTACGATTACCCCTGAGCAGCAGCATGCACTACATGAGATAGTTGACCGCCGTGCTGGTAAAAACCGCAGCCAACGGGCATCTATGTGGGTACGACATAACAGACATTTTGGCATAGCTAAGTACAGCCAACTTTTATCAATACATTTTGAAGAAGCTAAACAATACTTAGAATCAATCAATGTTGTTGAAAAAGTGGAATCAGATCCTTTACAACGGCTTGAAAATCTTTTAGATCGAGTTTCATCACGTTATCCAGCATTAGAAAACCCTCTGGCTTATGAAATTGCTCAACAAGTAGGTGAAAAGTTAAAGTATCAATCTCCAAATGGCCCTAAAAACTTCTGGATTTCAATTCAGGAAAGTGGTGCTGTTGCAGTACATCAATACACTTCACATCATACACCTGTAAATGTCGTACAACTTCGGGAGAAATTCAATCAACTATGGGATTTTTTACATAAAGATGAGGTACTTGAATTAGGTAAAGTTTTAAAGAGGTTTCCCTATGAACCTATCAGAGGATAAGGGCATATAATTATTTTAAGATGTTCCACCAGAACTCCCCAAATTAAGAAAACCAGCTAGATAGCTGGTTTTCATTTGTTAAGCACCTTACGAACAGTTAAACGATTTCCCTTGATTTATCGATTACTTTTTTAATTCATGTCTTTTTAACTAAAGCTTTAGCTATTAGATCTATATTTTTGGTCCAATATCTTAAACTTTAGATACTGACTTGGCCTGTAGCCATATTTCCACATTTTATACCATTGGTAAAATTCACTTTTTTTACTAATATTAAAACTACAGTTAATATGATATTCACTATATTGCTCAAAATTGAAATTATTTAAAATAGCACCTATGATTAATGCACCATTAGATATATAAGTATGCTGACCACATATTTCTCCATAGTAATCCTCACACATATGTTTTAACCCATAAGAACCTAACATATTATTATTTATATTCTTATTTTTTCCAAAATATGACATAAACTGCTGAGCATATTCTATTTGTTTTAACCAGTCTGTACTTAAAATTCGGCCTTCAATAAAATGCTGTTCATACTCTATTTTAGACATTCTATATTGACGTTGATAATAACGATCTGAAAATATTAATGGAGAATAGAATCCACCATAACCCAATAATGGGTTTTTTTTCAAAATATCTTCTACTTTCAAATGTAGAATTGAGATATCTTCATTAGTAAACTTAGCAACTGCTTTATGCCATGGGAGTTGACATTCTTTTTTAGATATTAAATCCAGCTCACATGAAAGTTGCGTACCATTTAGTTTTTTTGCTTCTTTAGCTAAAGCTCTAGCACGTTGACTGGTCAATCCTGAAGGAAATACGAAGTTCTTATCAGACATGATTATACGATCCATCTGTGTAGATAAAAATTAGACCACTCCAAAAATCTAGATCTACACTAATGTTGTAAATCATATATACGTACACATCATTACTTAAGGAATGTTCGCTCCGTAATACGGTTGGAGTGACAAGCTTAGTGTGGAAGCATAGATTTATTATGACTATTTTTTTTAAAAAGAAAAGTTTTTTTATTAAAAAAGGAAACCCTCCTAATGGAGGGCCTATCTTATTCTAAAATTCGTATATTTGGTTTTTTCTTAACTATATTTAATGAGTAGAGTGAATCAATGTCTTCTTTTGGTGTTTGCAATAAATTAGATAACTCATCAATTGAGTAACCTAAGTCTTCTCTATAGTATTCAAAAATTTGATCTATAGTTACAGCCTTTTCTTTAGGAAAATCCAACTCTACAGGTTCCTTAGTCCTATAACCATTCTTAGTCATTTGTATCCATAGATACTTTTTCTGGGATGGTGTTAATAAGCCTTCTCGTTCTGCTGTTTTAAGAAGAGCATTCATAGAAACTTTCCAAACCAACTTTAAGGTAGCGAGCTTTTCTAAAGTAATTTTCCCAGTAAGATATGGTCTAATATCTTTTGAAGGCATCAAAAGAGCACTTGCAAAACGGTTAGCCTCATCCTCCATATTTTCTGAAGGGAGTTTATGCATAATTGCATGACCTAACTCATGCGCCAGTGTGAAACGTTGTCTATCTGAGGGCATATTTTTATCAATAAAAATACAAGGGTTTAAACCAGGTACTTTTATTGTTACACCAGACACACCTTCTTGAGAGAAATCGCAATGAAATACGAGACACCCTGCCCTCTCAACATAATCGGTTAAATTCTTTAATGGGCCATTAGGAATTAACCAAGTTCTTCTGAGCAATTCAGCAACTTTTTCAGGAGTTTCATATATATCTAAACTTAAAAAAGGAAGTGGTAAATCCTCCTCAAACTCAATAGCTTTAACTAACTTCATAGAGTTAAATAATCGAATATTAAGTTCAGCTTCAAGTTGTTCAATAGCCCTTTTACCGATTGAAGAGTTCTTCCTGTACATGGGATGAACACTTAACGGTAAACCAAATGGCTTATAGGTCTCATAAAATATTGAAACGGGAAAGTTTAAAACTTTGGCAAGATTTGAAACCATTTCCTCATTAGGCTCTAACAATCCTGCTTCAATTTTTGACAGAGTTCCCTGAGACAAAGAAGCCATTTTAGCAAGAGCTGTTTGTCCAAACCCTCTAAACTGCCTTACTATCCTTAATAACTCAGGATTAAAGGTCAAATTACTCACGATTCACCTTCTGCTTTTTTAAATCCACCGCCAGTGGATTTCCCTTTGAAACGACGTTTTGTTTGATTATCCTTAACAGTATCAAAGTCACTTGTATCTTTGCTTTCGTCAAATTCAACGAATGATGTTTGGCTATCAATTAAACTTACATTCCAAGCAACGGAATTTTTATCTCTAGCAATCATTTTGATATTATCGATTTGAGTAGCAGACTTATTTAAAGTATAGATAACTTCAATACGTGGAATATTACTAGCTATATCAGCTTCAGCTAATAAATTATAATTGAGTTCAGGATCATGAAAGCTTTTAGCCGAATCTGTTTGAACGTTTTTACTTCTTCCAGTCCTATCTGCCAATTTAAAACGAAAAACAACTTGCTGTTGAATTACAAAAAGTACCGTAACACCTTTATCTATAATAAAAACGTCACTACGTCCCATAAATTTTTCTTTGAGTAAATTAATTACAGTTTCCCAAACGAATGTGGCACGTCCGCGTGAACTCCATTTTCCAAAAAAAGGACTTTGCAGCCACAATGACCACGCCTCCTTAATAGCCTGAATAATAGAATTAGAATATGGTTGGATTAAACTTTTAACATGTAATTCTTCAGCTATAGCCATAAAGTGGCTCCAAAATATTTTACTTAACTTTATACACTATTTTTTTACTTTTCTATAGTTTTTTATTTCTAAATTATTCCCAAAAAACATATTAGAACATTTATTAGTCAACAATAGATTAATTAAATGTTCTAATACCAATGTTAAAAATTAAAACTTATATTTTTTAATGTTTATAATCAATGATTTAATAACAAAAAGAGGATCCTTAGATACATAATCTATTAATTTTAAATAATTACATGCATTAGAGAATAATGAATCGTACATTTGCACACTGATGAAATCATCACCAAGCACTTGATGTGCATATTGGATAGCATCTTTTACACTTACTGGTTCAGGTTCACCAAACAAGCCTACATTACTACTATCTAAAGCCTGTTTCTCTGCAAATTCAGCTAATGCTTTAAATAACATACTCATTTTTTTTGAACTGCGGCTATTCTTGGCGAGAAATACGGCGAGCTCAGCAACACCTTCTCCTAGATCCTCAAAAAGCCCTTGCTGCTTTACAAACTCAACAATATCTTGATCATTTTGCTTTGCAGATAAAATTGTATTTGCTGCATCAATAATTGCATTAGCAACACGTTGATCAATGGCTTGCTCCATTCCATCAACGATTTGATCTGATATATCTTGAACATTTCCACGACTTATGGCTTGCGCTTCAATAAATTTAGGGGCAGCAACACCAAGCGCATTAAGCATATTTTGAAGATCTGGTTTTGTATGATCAGCCATCATTTCTAGCAAACGATCATCATTGTACGCTTTACTAAAAATTGCGGCCTTGATTCTGTTTATCAGTGCTTGTGTTGGTTTTTTATCTTTCGTTGTGTACTGGGCAGCTTCTGTATCACCTAATTTACTTAAAAAACCTTGAATAAACTTTTGATTACTTACTGCTAATAAATCGCCATCTTCACTCGGATTAAAAAGTGCCAGTAAATTCTCATCTAAACGTTTAGCATCAGCTTTAGCACGTTCAGTTGCTGTAAAAGACAACTTATCATCTTGGTTAGCATCTATTGCAAATTGAGCTCTATCAATCTCGGTTGTACGAATACGTATCAAAATCGGTTGAGCTATTGCTTGGACCTGCTCACTACTAAAGCCAAAGTAATCAGCTTCATCAATCAACCATTGTTTATACTCATCTGCGGAACCGCGATCATAGGCAAGCTTGATTGCCATTGTTCGGCCATTTCCTGATTCAACCACTAAATCATCACCAGTAATCGGTGCTCCCGTATCTGCACGACCTGAGCGGCCTAGGCTTTCGGGATCTAAATCATTAGCAGTTTTCTGTACCCATGCTTGTGAGGATTCACGACTACGATCTCGTGGCTGCAATTCTTGCGGATAATTAGGGTTTTCCGCACCAGTTGCTGTATGAGATGCAATGACTTGATCAATATCAACTAAAGCGAATACAGTAGAAATCTTTTGTCCTTTGGCTGTTTTCACATTATTAGTTCTACCCTTCAAAAGCCCAGTGAAGGGCTGTTTAGGTTTAAAGAAGCTGATCATTTGATCAATTACAACTAATGGATTTTTAGCAATATCTTGAGTAGAAATTAGATTTAATGTTGTCATTAGATATTCTCCGCTTCCATTTTTTGTACTTGATTCAAGAGCTCTGTCACCGCTGGAATAAGAAGTGGATCATTTAAGTCTTTTTCTGCTTCATCTCGAATTTGCTCTAATAACTCAAGATTAACTTTAACCTGCCCTTCAATTACTGAACGGTAAAGTTGATTACCTTCATCATTTGTCGTACTAGGCTGAAGACCTTCAACTTCTGTCGGAGCATTGAGTTCTTTAGATTCATCATTATCTGAATTTTGGGCTGGCTCTTTATTACTGAGGCGATCCGCTAAATGTTCATCTGCCCATGCTCTTGAATATTCATAAAATGCTGTTAAATATTCTGGTGAACCTTCGGCCCCATTCCAGTTTTTTAAGAATTCACCACGGCGATCTGAAACCCAAGCCATAAAGTCTATGTTGTTAGAATCTTCAGGATTTTCCAAAGTGTCTAACCATGCTTGCATCATTTTGTTTTCAGCTATACCAGCTGCACGTGCTGCTAAAACTTCTTCATCTCTTTTTTGTTTAGCTTCATTTTCGGCATCAATAAGTTTTTTTGCTTCTAATTCTGCTTGCTGTTGAGCCAAAGCCTGGTCATCTAGTTCAGAAATCCATTCACGTGCCCAAACTACCGCATCAGAGTCCCCCTCTAGAGCCTTATTGATACGTTCAAAGAATGCTTGGTAACGTAAACCATCTTCACCTGCCCATTCAGGATCAGCATTTAAACGCTTTAAATCGGCTTTTAAACGTGCGGCTTCTTCATCAGAAATACTATCTGGTAACTCATTATCGAGACTATTCTCTTTAATGATTCCTTCATTTTCCTCAGATTGCTTGGTTAACAATGTATTTTGCAACTGATCCAATTCGTTTAATAAATTGGAAATTTCTACACTTAAAGAATTTAATTGACTTTGTTTTTGCTCGAGGCGTAGTTCTGCATCTGCTAAAGCCTTGGCCTTTTCTGCTTTTTTAGATTGTAACCGCTTAAAACGATTACTATTTTGGTTAATCAACTTCATAATTCGACCAGCGAGAACTGGAATTGAAATTCCTTCTCCCTGATTAGGCTGGATTGCAGCAGTTATATCCCGATTGTTCATTAAAATCTTCCATGAAATTAATGAATCTGCTGGACTAATTTTTTTTGATAATCGATCTGGCTTATGAAAAAGGATTGTGAAGTTTTGGCCGTCATCAAAATCATAAGTAAGGGCAATTTGAAGGACTTTTTTATGCTTAAAGGGCTTACTTTCCGTAACGTTAACGATTTTGACGCCAGTTTTTGAAAACTGATCCATAGAGTGATGCAAAATTGCAGACAGCTGCTCTAAATGCTGGTAATCAACGATAATAGAGTCATAATGCGCTTCTTCTACGCCTAGACTAGATAAAAGCGTAGGTAACCCATCAAATTTACTTAATAATTGGCTGTGATCATCATTTCGTTGCATATCTAATAACAACTTAGAAGTATCACCCTCATGAGAAATTAAATTGATTCCATCCCATTCAGGTTTTTCAGCTGCGACAACATTTTGTAATTGTTCTAGTTGCCATCTTTGAATCGGTTTTGAACCCGTCAAATTAAATTGTTGTGAAGATAAATGGCGCTTAAGTCCAAATTGATTTGTTTCAATAACATCTGTAACACAAGCATCAAACATTCGGCCAAATTGCAGTATCGCTAAATCAGCTGCATGCTGGTCATCGATAGCGCCTAATACCGCAACAGAATCAAACGCATCTATCCCACCCTTTTTACCTTTTAAATTTACAACACGCCAGAAATCATTTTCCGTGTAATCTTCAGTGACTAAAGCATTAATTTGACGGTAATCACCCTTAATAAACCCAATTGAACAAGCACCACTATTCACCATGGAGTCAAAACCATGTACTAATCGGCTTTGATGTGGTGCGTGTGTTTGAATGAAAATTGATTTAACACTCACGGAGTTATCCTCATTTTAATTTGAGGATATTTTCTCAAGTAGGTGAATCTATAAAGGCAATGAGTTCCATAGCTTATTTTAAGTTGGGAAACATTTTGATGAAATTTAAAGTAACAATGGCATGTGCTTTATTAGAGGCATCAAGGGGCAAATTGCCTGCTTGAAGTGAAACTAGATGCTCAATTTCAAATTGGTTTTGATTTCTTGCAGCTTTATCAAAAGCATATATTTTTAATCTCATTAAGTATTCAATTGGTGGCGGCTGAGTACCATCCTTATTAAACATTATTTCTTTTATAGCTTTAGCACTATTCGCAATAGCTGCTTCTTTAGTCTCAATAAATGAAATGCTCAACTCATTTGAAGCATTACCAGTTACATGGTTGAGTTGAAAATGCCCCACATGCACTGCATCGGTTTGGGCATCTAGTAGTGATACATCTACATTATTGGCTAACCAAGCAACTTTGTTTGAAGGATCAAAAATTGGAATATTTGCTTGAGCAATTTTACTGTTTGCACGGTACGGGCGAATTTCAATTCCAAAATGTGCAGCTGAAAGTGTACCTAATGCGTAAAGTTCCTGATAATGGGAAACAGCTCGATCCACTGTTAGACCAGACCATAAGACAGGATTTTTAGCAAAACGATCTTTAAACGGATTTAAAACGTTTCCAAAACTGTTATTTATAGTTTTATTCTGTGTTTCGTATTCAAAAAAAGCCATTATTCTTCATCCTCTGGAAATTTACGGCTCTTAGCAATACTTTCAGCTAATGTTAATGCTTCCTCATATTTCATACCTGTATCGCGCTCAAGAATGTACGCCATAATATCTACATCTAAATTTGATTCTTTCAATGATGCGATTACTTGTGTTTTAAGTAATGTTGTATTCATTCTTGATTGAGCATTGTTGATTTCTTCCGTAGCTGCTGCAGTTTGGTTTGAATAATATTCAACTTGCCAAGGGTAATCTTCAGGCTCAAATTGTTCGTTATAAGCAAAACCCCAATCCAAGTGAAGAATTTGATTAATCCCTTCGGAAGCTGCTGTTCGAATGTCTTGTGACCTACGCATGATTTGTGCAGAAGTATGGAATGCTCCACCTTCTCCAATACCACCAGTTAACATGTCAGCCCACCCTACCATACTTGGGTCTAGACCTATACCGCCCATTAACAAACGGACATTAATCATGAACTGTTCAATATTAATAGGTGAGCTTCGTTGATTCTTGATATCACCCACTGGATTTAGAACTTGTTTTTCATCAAATACTGGAAGCATGTGAAAAGCAGTATTCCAGACTGCTTCACCACCTGATAAAGCATCACGGACATAAGCCTCATGATTTTTGAGTAAACCTTCTAAACCACGGATATAGGCTTGACGTTGTGCTGGCGGCATTCCTGACATATTTACTGTCAAGAACATCTGATTTACGGTATCTGCAATTTGCTGGCTATTCATTGATGCCAAAGCGAGGATTACATCATCATAAATATCTTCAATCTCATAAAGAAATGAGCCGCCTAAATGCGCTGGTAAGATTGGTAGCTCATCTGGATCATCACCCTCCAACATTTTCGTGACAAGACCAGTTTCAACAAGCTCATATTGAGCAATATTGCTCATACGGGGCATTTTGAAACGTACCATTTGAATAGTATTCAGTTTGGTAATAGTTTTTTGCCAATTACGAGGATCTAAACAAAAAAAGGCGACAGTCTTACTGCCTTGTTCGAACGGTTGTATTAATGGCGGATATGTATACTCATTGCATACGAGGTCAATTACACCTATATCTTTTTTCCCATAAATACGTGCATAGGAATCACCGAAAGAAATAGCATCTCGGGCAAGTTTGCTTAAATACTTATTGATAAGCTTTTCCATCTTTACACGGCGCTCATCTAGTTGTTTTTTTAGTTTTTCAGCTGCTGGTCCATTCGCCTTTTTTAACCGTTCTGCGGGCGTAATAAAGACTTGTTGGCCGCTATAAGAATCTCCGCCTAAGGCTGCAGAAACATGAATCCCCATACCCTCTGCGATAGGTGCAAAGCGTAACATTCTCTCCCATTTAGTAAGAATTTCTTTTCGAGTACGCTTCTTATTGGCTTTGGTTTGGTTAGTCCCAAGTGAAAACGGAGCCATAGTTTCATATAGCTGCGCTGTTGCATCCTGATTAGACGTATCGAATTGCTGATCATATGAATTAACATTTTCACCGAGTAACAACGATAAGAACCGAGAAGACATAACTAAGCCAAAATACCTAAATAATTAAGTATTTTGATGACTAATAATTTTTAACTTTTAGATGGGTTCCAAAGTTAATTGGAACCGTACAGATTCCATTAATTAACTGCATGCAATTCTATCTGAACAAATTTCTTATCTAATTAGAGGAAAAGCTCATGGCCGAAGTTAAAGTATTTAATGCTTTGGATATTGAATTAGCTCAAAAAACCCAAGACATCGTCAATGCGCAACGTTTTAACAACCGTCCTGCTTTCAAAACATTAAATCTAGGCTGGGATTTAGAGACTGGGTCGGTAGCAGTAAATTACACATTTGTAGAAGAACCACCAGTTAATGATCAGCCTGCTTAAACATGAAAGCCCCTAATAAGGGGCTTTTTAATAGCCAGTAATATCAACTATTAAATGACTATGAAATGGAGAATAGAGACTAGCTGAAGTATTCATACCATTAGCTAGTATCGTATATCCCCGAAGGATCTTACCTGAGAAAGTTGGATCACTATATGAGTTAGTCTTTATAGTACAGTATGAATGCATATAAGAACTCAAACCACCAGCTCCCCAATAATATTCATAATGAGCTGGACAAGCTAAAGCCAAGCCATAAGTCTTATTAGCATTATAATCAGGTATATCTGATAACCATGAGCTAAAATAATTTGCACTGCCTTTTAAATAAAAAGTTTCTGCTTTAACTACTTTTAAAGGATTGTGGGAGTTAGAAAATACAATCTCACCTTTACCATTCTTAATTAGTAATTTTGGCGAATGACCACTTTCTAATAAAGTAATTAATCCAAATACATAATAAGTTGCTTTTGTAAAAGGAAAAGTATTCTTATATTTAAATCCTCCTTGGTCGTCTAAGGTGTCAAAAATTACAGTTATTTTCCAATTATTTGTGGAAATTTCTTCATATCTGACCTGCATCACAGAAACGCCTGTAAATACCACAATTGGTCTTTGTAAAGATGTAACATTCAAAACATGACACTTAACGTAACCAGATACAGATAGCACTGCAGGAGGTAATGGGTCTGAAGAAGCGACTTCCCTAACAAACTTATTTATAAGGTGAAAGTTTCTATAGCTGTCGTCAATTATTGTCACTTTATTATCATTGAGAATTTTGATGTATTCAGCCATTAGCATTTACCTATATGAATACTAACCGTTTGCTGAAAAGCTGTATTGTAATAAGCTCTACAATCATAAATTAATAAATAAGATGAAGTATCATCCATTTGATTAAGTATCTTATCGCCCAGCTTAGCCTCAATAGCCATAGCTTTAGTCAAAATGGCACATCCCATACCATTTGAATAAGACTCAACTACAGCACTATTGGCAGATAACACTTCACCAGAAGCTACATAAGCCCACCATCTTGGATGATTTTCAGCAGTATCTAGTTTTCGTACAATTGTGTCCATAGATGAACCTTTCGGGAGGACAACACTTAACGTTTCTGTATACATACTAAGATTAGATGTTAGATCAAGGACTACGTTGCCACCGAGGTCCCTTAATAAGAATGTAGCCATTTATAAACCAATATAAATTCTCTCAATATTGTTATCGTCATATAACTTTAAAGCGGTCCCTGAAATGACCATTCTTGCTTTTTGAGGCTGACTAGGATCTTTATAAGTAATTAAAGTCCCAAGTTCACCAGTTATGGCACTTAACTTGTCAACATTGAATAATTCAGCTGTAAGAGACTTGGCCTTAAAGTTTGCGGCTGTCAAATTCTTAATAAATACATCACTGTTCATCACAACTTGATTGTCTTGGATTATGAACGGCATATATTTAGTAGAAGAAGAACCAGTTGTGAAGAAAATTCTATCCGCTTGAAAACCTATAGAACTGAGCACAGTTCCATTCGTTTGCTCGCTGACCATAGACATTCCAGAGAACACACCATTATTATCCATTCCCATTACGTACTTACCTTTCACACCATCGATCAAATCAGCTTGTGATTTAAGCTTGATAGCATTTTGGCCGTAAACAGAAACCAAAGTTTGTAATGCACCAGCATATGCTCCCACATCAGTTGTATATGTGGTTTTGAAATTTTCAAAATCAGCAATGTTGTCAGCATCTTCAATATCGATAAAGTCTAGATCCACTTCACCAGCTTTACCGGAATAGTTACCAATGAATACTGGTGTAAAGAAAGCAGCTTTATTAGCAAATGTTTTAGGGCTTAGTAGAGTGCCAGCACCTGCACTTGCACCAGCAGATCGCCCCTTAAAATAAGCAGTACCGGTTATCCAAGTTCCCAACGCTGGTGCGGTACCTGCGACTAAATAGTGACTTGAACCGATATCATTGATTTCAGAGTTATCTTGAGCAATATATTTTGTTTTATTGGCGTTTTGACAGGTCGCACCAACATAAACAACTCCGGTACCACTTACACGGCGGAATCTATACTTAACTCGGTAATATTTATTGTCATCGATAGGCAAAGATGTGAACCAATTTAACCAGGCTTCATCATTACCTACGTTATTACCAATTCTTAGTGCATATCCCCCACGACAAGTTGCATCTGCAACTAAACTAAGTTCAGGCCTATTCCCACTTGGAGTTTTTACTAACCAATCTTTTTGCCATGTTTCGAGTACTGAAGCCATGATCTTTTGACCATTTGCAGAATACAGTGCAGACATTCTTTCTGTTGAAGATGCGATTGCTTCATTCGTCTTGGTAGACGTCATGTAATCACGCTCTAATGTTGCTTTTGTAGTAGAAGCTATGTCCTTGGCAGTATCAGCTATTTCTTTAGCCTTCTCCGAGATTGCACGTACTAATGCTTGTCGTGCGTTGTGCACGTTCGCAAAGTTAGTAATGAACTGGTTTCGGTCAATCGTACTAGTTACATTCATATTTGCGAATAAAGCTGCTAAATATGTATTTAAAGTACTGAATGCCGTTGCATAGGCAGTAGAAGATATACCATAAGTGACTGCCTCAGCTCGCAAGCTTGCATCAGTTTGATAAAGTGTATCCCAAACCAACTTCGCCTGTTTTTTCTCAACTGGTGTGAGTTTATTATCAGCTGCAATATCACTTAATTGAGACATTGGAACATCTACTTTGGCTTGTGAACCTGCAGTGGTTTCCATCATTGAAGTCACTGTAAACGGCGTAACTGACTTATAAACTGATAAATCCGTTTCAATGGCCGCCGTCCAGCCATCTTTAAAGTAATCTGGCGGATTTGTATGAGTAATAGTGGCCGACTCAACTGTAATTGCTGGGTAAGACCAAGCATCTTTTTTGGTAATTAAGATACACACCTTATTATTGCTATCTAAAGCTAGAGCCAGGCCTTTAGTCGTAGCATTATTTTCATCTAAGGTAATACCAAAAGAACGTGACGTCATATTTGGATAAAATGGCACTGTTGACGTATAAGCATAAAATGCCAAATCCAGATCGAAAATATTATCTTCTTTGTTATTGTAGTTATAACCAGAAATTTTAACCTTGGTCATGTACGCACCAACTGTAATTGGTGTCTTAATAACCAATGTACCCGAAGTAGTGATTGCTTGACGCCAAGTTAAAGGCTTAACGAAAATTTTCCCTGCACCTGAACTCAATGGCTGCACACTCATAGCATTGGTATATTCAGAAGTAATTTTCTGTGAAGATGCTGCAATTGCACGCTCAACATTAGTATTTGTTATATCCGCATTCAAAATATAAGCGCCGTTTTTACTGTCTAATTTTGAAGACATTTCAGTAAGTTTGGCAGCCCAAGTTTCTTTGAAGTTCGTTAATGTTGATATAGAGTCTGTGGCTGAAGAAACAAAGTCCTGTAAAGTCGGGTCAGCTGAAGCGTAATCAGTAACGTCATATTGCTCGATTTGGGCTAAGGTCCAAACTAAAGGCGCAGTAGCTGTTGGTGTAGATCCTCCCGCCACATAAACATGTCCTGAGTTAGAGAAAGAACCTACAGCACCACATTTAATCATTCGAATATATGTTTCGAATTTGCCTGTACCCTCAGTATTGCCAATGAATCGATCAATTGCCCCTGTCCCCATTGCGTTACCAGCATTCACCAATTTATATCCAACTGGTAGCTTAATTAAATACTTGATGACAAAAACAGCATTTGCACGGCCATAAACGAGTTGAACAAATCCACCCCATGTTGGGCTGGCAGCACCAATGGTTTTAATTTCAATTTCATAGGTTGATGTAGTTGGGTTATCAGCACTTTTCGCGACACGAGTAACTGTCACGTTCCCATTGCCGGCATTGTTATAGACAGATACACCATTGTTACCTTTTTTGAAATTTACGTCTCCCTGCAACAATTTTCCATTAGTAATCATCATCGCCAGCATTGTTGTGTTTTCTAATGCGGAACCAAGATTATTTGTACTTGTTTGAAGCTGAGAAATTTCAGTATTTCTAAGTGTAGCTAGATCCTTTGATGTTTGGTCAGCTGTAGCTTTTGTTGTTTTTACTACAGAAGATAAACCACCAGGTACAGTTGCATCATATTGTTGGATTTGCTGAGCTATAACTCCCTTATTAACATCAGCCTTGATAAAAGTATCTTCAACAAATTGAGCATTTTGTTTTAGAGATGATCTAAATCCGCCTTTAAAATTTGGCGCTGAATTACCTCGGCTGATAAACATATTAGTTACAGTAAATGTTCCACCAGATGGAGCATTATCAAACCGTAAACCTAGTGGAATAGCTTCATAAGCAGAGGCTTTTAAATCATTTGGGAAAATACCAGTAAGTTCTATTTCACCACTTGCAGCTACAACAAACGAAGGTAACCCAACACTATAAGTTGCACCATGAAATTGAATACTACATGTAGCGCCAACTAATCCTGCAGTTGCTGTGTATTTGATTCTCGCAACTATTGGATCACCTTTATCAATTGGAATTTCCTTGTGTTTATATTGCAGTTCCCAAACAGCTACAGTTCGGTTTGTACCAGTAGAAATACTTAAATTTTTAGTATCATCACCAAGTAAAATCCAGTTCTCTTCTGAGTAACGTAAAGTATCAAGTTGTGCTTTAAAAACTTTGATTTCCTCAGCAAATACTTCTTTCGCATCAGATCTTGTAATTTTTTCTTGAAGAATTTGTGCGTGGTTTTCTAAAACCTTTTGTAAGTTTCCACTATTGTTTGCCAGACCAATCGGGATACCACTAACTACTTGGATTGCAAGCATGATTTGCTTAGCCCCATTTGGTCCAGTATCTGGTGTTGCATGCAATTCTATACCACGACCTGAACCAATCCCCTTCTGACCAACTAAAATGTATGCATCCCGACCCGTTATTTGATCAAGTGTGAATGGATTGGCACCTAATGAAATTAATGCATTCTTAACTGGTGCTAGGTTTACACCAATACTGTCGTAGTTTGTAACGATAACAAAGGTGTCATTTGGAATCGCAGAAATAGCGTTACTCATTGCCGTAGCATTTGCTACAGCTGCATAAGTATCATATCTAGTTGAAGAAGCTATAGAACCATCAGCTGCTAAAACATGGACTGAAAAACCACGTGCTGAAGCTACTGATTTGATTTCACCTTTTAAGTTTTTAATCCCTGTGAAAAAGCCATTCCAGCCACATGAATAAACACGGTAATTGAAAACTTGACCAAGGTCCTGATTTAATTGTTTATAACTTGATTCCAAGTTATTAATAGACTGTGTAGTGTTCTGTTGATTATCACTAATAGTTGAATTAATTTCCTGAAACTTACCATCTACAGCAGTTTTATTATTGTCTACAGTAGATTTTAAAGTCGCATAATTCTCTGCAAGTGAAGTAATCTTTTCACCGTTTTTTTGAACATCAGCTTTAGTACCTTCAATTGCAGAAGCATTAGCTTCAAGATCCTTAATTAGTTCACGAGGATTTTTTCTAAAACCAGTGGCTAACTCACCTTTTTCAAGTTGCACTTCTCTAATTAAAAAGTCAGGAGCAAAACCTACTTGCGAATATAAAATTAAGTTAATATGCTGTAAATTAATAATATTTGTATCAAAGGTATAAGTACATAATGTTTCTTTATCAGTCGAAATGTTATTCCATGTAGTACCAATTTGATTATTACGACCTGATGAATCTCGACGGTGTATAATTAATAAAATTTGAGTCTGTGCAGCTGTCAACGACATTGCTTTAAATGACAATGTGTACTTCTGATTCATCTCTAAACCATCTGCCAATGTCAGAGTTTCAATAAACCCTTTAAAGTATGTAGTTGTATCAGTAGATTTAAAGTGCCCCCAAGTAGCACCTTTTGAATCTTTATAAACTTCAAGTAGATTACCTGCCACAGCAGAATTTTGACGCCAATTTAAGGTGCCTAAAGGGCTTGAGAAATCACCATTTTTAATTATGTTGTCACCACCACTTGAAGAAATAGCAGCTTTGATAATTTTGCTCTCTTCAGCAATAGCTTGGTTAGTTTCTGTTTTGGTGTAGCGAGTACTATCTAGTGTTGCTGAACTATTAGTCCACAAATCGCCAAATTTTTGACGAAATTTAGCTTCAAGGGTTTCAGTTGCAGAAGTTATTGCTTGAGCAGTATCTGCTTTAGAAGAGTAATCCTTAATTAGAGTTGAAGTACTTACCTTATCATTTAACGCTTTATTATTACCTTCATAAACTTCTACCCAATGCACTGTAGTAGTGGCATTAGCATTTGCTGAAGAATTTGGAAAACAATAAAAATTAACAACAGTTGCGTCTGTTCTAGAAATTGTAGTTAAGGTAAATTCGTAGATATCTTTACTAGCTGAAAAAATAGGTGCATCTGCATTAAATACATTACCTCCGCCAATATATACACGCAAATTGGCTGCATTGTTCCCTCCATTATCAAAGGTAACTTTTGCTCTGACGGTAACAGTAATACCAGGTGCATTTAAACTTTTTGCTAAGGGATATGATACTTGTAAATAACCACCCGTTTTACTTTTTTCGACATTACCCCCGATAACAATGTTGTCAAAAGACTTACCACCGATACTTGTTTTCAATGCTTCGGTCGCAGTTGATATTGCGCTATCAACATCAGATTTAGTCATCCGGTCGGAAATTTGTTTAGCCTGTGCAGCCAAACCATTTACAGGATCATTAATTGTTGATTCTAAGTTTTGAGTTTTTTTAGCTAAAGCAGTACTTTCAGTAACATACGTTTGTTTAAATTCATTTAAATTTGCTGATACTTGATCGAATGCTGCATTGAAGTCGTAAGGACTTGCAATCCAATTATCTGTAGTTATGAAATCCCCTTTAACTAACACAGCCCAATACACAGTACCAACACTTTGCTTGTCTGCAGTTGGTCTGCTAAGCATATAAAAGTTAACTTCTTTGGCGGTACCAGCTGAAGTCTTCGTAAAAGTAATTTTGCTTATTACCTTACCTGAAGTGTTAATAACCTGCTGTAAAAACTGACTTCCTCCACCAGCATATACAGCTAAATTTGAGTTTGTGTCACCAGCACCACGTGTATGCTCTGCACACCAAAGAAGAGTGTACTTTGCTCCTACTTCCCAGTCTTCACCAAGCTTATAGCGTAAATGAGGATATGAAACGCCATCGTAGTTTCCTACCACATTAGAGTTAATCAACAAGTTCGTACCTGCTGGGGCCGACTTGTTAAGATTTGCAGATAAAGTATTCGCCTGTTCTGTAACAGCTTTAATCAGTCCAGCTTGTTCAGATACTTGAGAATTTGTGGTTTGTAATGCTTCAGTTGAGGCTTTTTTACTTACTTCGGTATTGGTTATTGTTAGATCATTTCTAAGTTTTGAAATATCTAAACTTTGAGACGATAAAGTATCGCCATGCTTCTTCACTTCAGCTTGAGTAACTTTAATCGCTTCCGCATTAGCATTTAATGAACTTTGAGTATCCCGTGGGCTTGGGCTCCACGCTGTAGCTTTGTTACCAGCTTCGATCTGTAATTTTTGAATTGTAGGAATTCGACCTGTGCCATATGTACCATAAAACTCAATAGTCGATTCAGTTGTGCTACCAGTGTGTAATTTAGGAAACACAGTAACTTCAAATTTTTGAAATTCACTTGCTTTGGTGACTGTTACGGATGTTGTGAAGAAATGAGCGGATCCATTAGATGAATATACTTGTACAGTTCCAGCAACCGGTACACTCACTTCAAAAGAAATCGTAACCGGCTTATCTAAATTTTCGTCATAAAAAGCTTTCAACTCTTTGCTACGTTCATACATTAAGTATTCACGGCTTGTTGCTGCTGTGGATGTTCGAGGCGCTTCTGAATTAGCTACGGCGTTTACACCACCAATCTTAATGTTATTCACTGCAGCTGTAATATCAGTCGCCACACGCCCCATGGCGCTATCAAGATCACTCTTTGTAGCTGTTTTCAATAATGCTTGAGCGTTGCTCTGAATCCCTGTTTCAGCATTCTGCATTCTTGATTCAAGCTTACTGGTTCTTTCAGCTTCAGCTTCTGTTCTGTTAGTTGCTGTTTTGAATAAATCATTTGCAGTTGCTGTTGCATCATTTGCAGAAGCCAAAGAGTTGTTATCTTCAACAATAATGTAATTAAGCTGACAAATTCCTGTCTGGAAATTGTAGTTTGCAATAAACATTGGGGCATAATATTCAGCTTGTGCTGGGAAAGTACGTGGATTATCAATTGTCCCTAAACCAGTTGCCGCCCCAGTAGACTTACCTTTCATGTATAGAACTACTTCTTGCCACTCACCTAAATTAGGCTTAACGGCCGACAATAAGTAGTTAGAAGATCCCATATCACCTGCAAGGGAGTTTGTAGTCGTTACGTATTTACTTTGGTCTGCATTTTTACATGCAACCCCAAGGTAAATAGTTCCAGATTCCCCAGCTACACGGCGGAAGCGAGCACGTACCCGATAAAGCGTATCTGGATTAATCTTTACAAACTCATTCCAGTGAACCCATGCCTCATCATTACCGGCATTATTCCCAAGCTCAAGAATATAGCCACCAAATGCATCAGCATCTTGAATTACTTTCGCTTCACCAGTGGTTCGCCAACGTGTCCAGTCGTCAATACCTTTTGACGTTACGACTGCACGAACCCCTGACGTTACTTGAGTTTGAGACTTTAGGCTTAATAAATTTTGAGAAAGTGCTTCTGTAGCTTTTACCGCCGTTGTACCTGTTTGCTGCGCCTCTGCTGCATTATCGAAAGCTAGTTTAGCAATGTCATCAGTAGTTTTAAGTGATGATGAAAGGCCATTTATTCTTGTATTTGTATTACTTTCTAGGGTTGAAACACTTTTTTGAACATCAGTAATTTGCCCTTGTACCTTTAAGTTTTCTTTAGAGATACTTGTATCAAGTTCACTAAATTTTGAAGTAGTAGACTGCTCAAATTCGGCAAGTGACTCAGTAACTTCTAGAATATTTGCATTAGATTTCCGATCAGCCTCTTCTAGAGCTGCTTTCGTTTGGTCGATGCGTAAAGATAAGGCTTTATCACCATCAGAAACTGATTGAGCAATTGTTGCTAAATCTGACGTTGTTTTAGTTTTATTCGAATTATAGTCGGTTTTTAGTTCTTCAAGTTTTTTTGCTTCTGAAACAAGCTTTTCATCAACAAGTTTTACAGATGATTCAACCTTTTCGATATATGAAGCATTTCCAGTAATTTGATCACGCCATGCTTTTGGAATGGTGTCATTAAGTGCTGTAATGTCCCAGACTTCATAATCGGCTAGGATTACATCCACTGGGTTTGCTGTGCTTGGTAAAGGTGGATTAGTGCCAGCAATAACACGGAAATGCCCATGGATAGCTGCAGGCGCATCATAGCCACACTGAACAACAGAGTAATAAACCTCAAACTTACCTGTTCCTTCCTTATTCCCAAGTACACGTAAATAACCACCCGTACCTGTAGCATTGCCAACTGGTAATAAATAAGTGCCCTTAGGCATTTTAATAATTTGTTTTATTAAAAACGTTTTATTAGGAGCAGCAACAAGAGTTGGAACAGTCGGATACCAGCCACCACCTAGAGAAGCAGTGGATCTTAATAGCATCTCATGGGTACTATTTACTGGGTTATCAGTAGATTTAGCTTGTCTAGTAAACGTTGAACCTGAAGGTACAACATATGCGCTTAACCCCCCATTCCCAGATAGAAATGTAGGATCGTCACGCAAAGGCTTACCAAGTGATTGCATTCGCGCTAACTCAGTAGCATTTAACAAGCTTGCATTAGTGGTATCTAAACTTGCTTGAATTTGATCAGTCTTTTCAGCAACAGATTTACCAAGATCAACTACTGTACGTTCAACATTATTAATTGCCGCTTTGTTATCACCAATTTGAGACTGGGCAGTACTAATTTGTTCAGTAAAAGCTCTATCTTGAGCAGCAAGGGTTTTTATTTCTTCTGAAATTAGGGCATTTGATTTACCCAATTCAGTTTGCATTTCAGCAAACTTAAGCTCAAAACTTTTTGTTAATGCCTCTTTATCATTTGCACGTGCTTCAGCTTCAGCTAGAAAACCCGAATCGACTTTCTTATCAAGGTCAACATACTGGGCTGCAACTTGATCAACTTTTTTAACTGCAGCTTCAGTTTGGTTAACAATAGGTTCAATTTTTTGATTGATGAGTGTATTAGTTTCTTCACCTAATGCTAATTTAGCATCATCAATCATTTGACCAGCTTTTACTAAGTTTTGATCAATGTCTTGTTTTAAGGCGGCCTTAGTTTGATCAATAAAAATAAGAGTATCAGCAGCTTGTTTTTTACGGTCTAGAACTTCTTGATCAGCTACTTTTTTTGCGTTTTCTGCGACTAATCGAATTTCATCTGCATCACTTCTTACATCAGCAATGATTGAATCTGTTTCTCTTTTAATAAATCCGATTTTGTCATCGAGTTCTTTTTCAGCACGAATTGCACGTTGCTGAGCATCTGCAACCAGCGCTTCATTCGCTTGAATAGACTGATCAATACGTTGATTTGCTTCATCTAAACGAATATTGGCATCACTTACATGCTGCTCAACAATCTGTTTAGTATCAATAATTTCTTGATCAATATAAGCTCTTACTTCATCAACCTTACTTTGTGCAATTTGACCAACTTCTTTTACTTGATCATGTATTTTTTGCACTTCTTCATCGATGTGATTAATACCTTCTTCAAGCAATTTATAGGCATCAGAATCTTTAATATTTTCAATTAACTTTTCTACTTCTTTTACTTTTTCTTCAATCGCTTGATTAGCTTGCTCGTTATTTTCAATCTTTTCCCCTTGTTCTTTTAATTCGTCCTTAAGCCCTTCTAACTTATCAAGAGCGTCTTTAAATGCACCCTCAATAGCTTTAGGGTCAATAGGCACACCCGCAACCGTAAGCGTTGTGCCAACGGCCATACTACCCGCTACAGCACTATTGCCCGCAACTGAAGTATTACCCACTACAGTGCTATTTCCCGTTAATGTGCTATTACCAGTTTGTTGAGTATTAGCTTGTACATTCATTAACGGCGTTTTGATCGAAACGGTTGTGCCAGAATCTACTTTTAAATTTTCTTTAGAGATAAATTCAATATTGTCTTGTCGAATACGGCGCACACCTACAATCGCGCCGTCTCCGTGACTGACATAACTATGGATTACTGGACGTTCTTCATTACCATTTTCAAAGAAGACATAGACGTCTTCCCCATCCACAATTTGAATTTCTGTATCTAAATCACTATCGCCGACTGGATAAGCAAAAGTTGCTGTAATTCCTTCACTCGCGCCATCAGTTAAACCATGAATGTGTACTTGTGCAGTACGACCTTTTGCGTTGTAACTTAAAATCTTTGCACGTTTTAAACCATTCATATATTTGACCTACAAATTAGCAATCCAGAACTTTGATGAAGTCCCCATTGATCCCCCGATTGCGCCTGTATCTATATGATGTGCAGCAGTTAAAACGACATACTTCTTACTATCTATTTCAAATATATCGCCTGCATTCCAGTTCAAATTTAGTGGTCTAATAATGGTCCCACGCATAATCAAAACTTTTTCCAAGTTTTTGACTTGTCGGGCATCTAAACCAGCTCTTTGCGTCACAGTGTGGCCTGGGGTTATTGAGTCATCACCAACAACCGTTGAACCGTTATTCTCAACTGTGACAAAAGATGATTTTTGCATCAGTTCCAAAGGTTTACTTGATATCCAAACGACACTGCTAGGATCTAGTTTTGTGATAGGTTCCTTTTTGAAGAAAGAATCAATTTTTTGAGCAGACACTTTATTATTTTGAAAGCAAATTACAGCTGCTTCTTGTTGCAGATAATGAGCCAAGCGCTGTGTAGGCATACTACCCTTTAAACAAACAAATTTAGGCAAAGGTAAATCACTGCCCAGACTGATCGTTGCACCACAAGCTCGAATTACTGAATTAAAAGAAGTTTCATTACTAATAATTGCTTGCTTTGAATATTCGATAAGTCTTTTACAACCAGCCAAAATACCAATACATGAGATGCCACCTACTCGCCGATCTTGTTTAATAGTCTGAGTTTTTAGAGGGGTAACTTTGATAAGTTCGAAAGGATGAGATATGTCATTTACAGTAAGTAGCTCCCCTTCTTTTAAAAGGGAGTCTAATTCAGTAGTAGATTGAACTGTGAACTCAATAGATGCGGGAATAGGTACGAGATCAGTTCTTAAAGTTGCACTAATCAGCTCAGACGCTGGAATAATTTTACCCGCAGATACAATGGTGATTTGCATTAACGGTTCCCCAAGTTAAAATTAAAACTCATTGGGGCCATACAAAACGCAAGTTTAGGCAAAGCGTCTTTCTTTTCATTATAGTTCTGTTGAGCTTCTGATACAGATAGCCCATAACTTTCGACTCCGAGCCCACGAGTAGCTTCAACCAATCTAGCTTGCAAAAGATCACAGTGAGCTTTTACTAAAGGTTGGATGATTACGTACTCATCACCGCTAAGTTCGATAGTTTCATTCAGTTCAATACTCGTGGTAGCTTTAGTTTGACAATCTAAAACAGCCCATCCGGCATAATATTTTGCCTCATCTAAAAATGCTTTCACGATATCATCAAGCAAAATTGAATAGCCCGATAATTGATATTCTTTATAGAGTTCTTCTGAAAGTTGCTGGATAGAACCAGCAACTACAGCATACCCTTCAGATTCAGGTAATAACTTCATAGCCATTACCCGAAAAGATTGCCTAATGTACGTGATGTCGCATTAATCGTTGAGTTGCGTACAGCTTGTTGAGCAGTATTGATTACCTGCTGAACGCGATTCACAAGTTCAGCTGTACCATCAATTTCTTTTTTACCCGGCTGAATACTGCCGTTGGTACCAATGTTTGCGAAGCTACCAAAGTAGTTATAGTCGATTGGGCAAGAAACTGTCATAACTTGAGATCGGCTATCTGAATCATACTCAGCTGACTCAAAGCGTATAGCACAGTTTTCAAGTGCATAAGAACGGGTAAAACTACCTAAACGGCCATCGTAATAATCACCATGGATGATTCCACCACTAGCTACGACATATTCAGCTAATAGTTGATCATGCCCTGCTTCAGTTACTAGGATTTGAAGGTTGCCTGTGTAATGGGTTTTCGGGGGACCAGCAACAATTCCAGTAAATCCACCCGCATATTGAACTTCTGCTGGATCTTCATTACTCACAATTGGCCGTGGGCAACTTTTAAATAAGAAGCGAAGGTCTTCCATGCCACGAGGAACAAACATCCCCTGACACGCTAATAATGGTGAACCAAGTTGCTGTAGAGCAATGTAATCTTGTTTAAGCTGATTTAGTAAAATCGGATTAGATTGTTGCATAATTTTGATGCTCAAAATGCAGATTTATGCAACAAGATGGCTTTGTTGCACAAATAGACGAAAGGTAGAGTTGTTCTAATCTTCAG